GAAAACATTGGGCTTAAATGAGGAACCATCCTCTGCACCTGGCTCAGCAGAAAATGGGACAGACAACGTCAAAGAGTTCGAAGATATTGAAAAGCAAATTGAGGATGCAACGAAAGAAGCAACCGATGTGAAACTAGAAGATATTGCAGAACCTGGAGATGACGATGATACTGTCGTTCTTTCTAAGAAGGATGCAGAAAAGCTTATCAACGATCGAAATAACTACAAGGCTGGCCTATTGGCTCTTAAACCTAAAGTTAAAGGTTTAAAAGAGAAGTCTGGTAAAACTAAGGTTGAAGATAAGAAAGTCGAAAGTAAGAATCTAGATGCACCTGTTACTCAAAAAGATTTGCTTAAAGCTACCGAAAGGACAGCAATTGAGCAAGCTTGTGAGGATGAGGCGATCAATGACAATTGGGCAGAAATTATAAAAAATTACTATCCAAAGCATGGTCGTGATTCTGTCAAAAATATTTTAATCGATATTCAAAGAGCCAAGAAGGAATACTTCGAGGAACATCCTGAAGTCGCTGAAAAATATAAAGACAATAACAAAGAGTCTAATCTTGCTAGAGACAAACACATCCCTTCGGGCGGAAACGCCAAGAAAGAAGGGGAGAACAGGGTTAAGAAAACAATTATCCCTAAAATGACTCCCGTCAAAGATTGGTATAAACCAAAAGAATAGTCGGCAATCTTTGAAATATAATTAACGTAAATTGCCGAAATATGATTACACCATTAAGATATGATTCAGGTAAATTAGTTACCATCAAATCTGGTACAGTTTCTAGTTCTACAATCACTAAGTTCGATGTTTTAGATTGGGCTTCAGGTTACTTACAAAGAGCAACCTCTGGTACAACTGAAGTTAGACTTATGGCTATGGAGGACAAGGTTACTGGTTCTGCTGCACATGAAGATATTGTTTGTTTAGTGTTAGATGGCGTTGAATGCGAAGTTGATACAACTGATGCAACTGCTGTTACACAAAGAGGAACATATGTCGATCTAACAGACCATGACACTATCAATAACGGAGCCTCATCTACTGACGTATTCTACGTAACAGAGATGGTTGGTGCCACTACTGATAAGAAACTAAGAGGTTATTTCGTGCATAATATAGCTTAAGCATATGCCTATTTCCGTAAGTGATTTTATAGATTTAACAGATGATCTACAATCAATCTTTAACGAGGTTGCTAATAGAAAAGTCTCACAAAACGTAGGTTTTGAAATCTTTAAAACATTTGACACAGACAGAAGGACTTATGACCACCTTATTTTGCATGGAGTATCAGGTATCAAAAGAGTAACTCCTGGACAGGATTTACCAAAGATTAACGCAAAGGAGGGTGATACAATCACCTTTACCCAAGAGTACTTTGGAGGTCAGGTTGATATTACTAAGGCTATGAGAAAGTTTGATTTACACAATCAAATTAACTCAATAGTTACTTCAGTAACGGAGGATGCTTTTGATAAAGTAGACCAGAGTTTAGCAGACAGATTGCTATTCGGATGGAGTACTACTTATACTGATGTCTATGGAGATACAGTTGCCGCAGTTGGTCCAGATAGTTTAGCACTATTTAGTGCTTCTCATTCAAACCCAATTACATCAGCAGTATTTTCTAACATCATCAGCGATGGTACTAATACAAACCCACCTTTATCTAGACAAGCAATTGTCTATATGCGAGCACAGGGATTTAAGCACAAAGACCCCAACAATCTAACAAGATCAATAAATTACGATACAGTAGTTTATGGACCAGATTTAGAGGACTTAGCTGACAGAATTTTAAATTCTGAATACTTACCTGGTAGTGCGAACAATGACAGAAACCCATTGAAGGGTAAAGTCAAAGGAAAGATGTGGGCAAGATTAGGTACTGCTTCTGATGGTACAGACACTGGTGCTTATTGGTTCATGTATGACTCTACTGGCGTAGGTGAAAGTTTACAGTGTTTATTCGCTGAAAGACCTTCATTGGATGCTCCAGAAGTTGTATACGAAAATAAGAACTGGGAGTACTCACTTGATTTCTTCTACACTATTGGTGTTGGTTATCCAGCATACGTGTCGGGAAGTAAGGGAAACAAGGAGTAGTAAAGGAGACGTTTCCTAAACTTAAAATACATGTTATAATGTATTTATGAACAAGAAATGTCAACAATGTGGTCGGGAGATTTTAAAACCTTATTACGAATCTAGAAAAAAGTACGAAGAAAGAAAATATTGTTCTCGTAAATGTTTTGGTAAGTCAATGATTGGAAAACCACAAACAAACGAGAACTCTATTAAAGCTCTTGTAAAGGGAGGATTAAAAACTAGATTTATTAAAGGACAAAAAGTTCCTGAAAAAATTAAGAAGATGTGGAAAGGTAGAGTTCCTTGGAATAAAGGTAAAAGTGTACATCTTTCTCCTAAAACAGAATTTAAAAAAGGTTTAATTCCATGGAATAAAGGACTTGGTAATATTAGTGATGTTAATAGAATAAGAAGATCTCTTGAATATAAAGAATGGAGAAAAGAGATTTTAAAAGAAAGAAATTATACTTGTCAAGAATGTAATGAAAGAGGAAAAATATTACATATTCATCATTTAGAAATGATATGTATAGCCCCAGAAAGAATAATGGACAAGAATAATGTCATTGTAGTTTGTAAAAAATGTCATTATAAAATTCATAAGTATGAATTACCAGTTAATCAACATCTTATTAAAAAATATAGGGGATTAAAATCTCCCGATCATTAAACTACTTTTTGTATGTTCTTAGTCTAAATCCAAAATAAAATTGGTAGGTTCGGGATTATCCTCACTTGTAGAAAAATCCCATCTAAAAAGGTCAGAGCAAAAATTAAGATTTAAATTTATGTCTACAAATATAGACTGGGCAAAATTAGTAAGTGAAGGAAGAGCTAAAGCAATGGGAGTACCTTGGACAGAAAGAGATTTACAAGCTATTCACGGAGAAAAAATGAGTGCTGATGATGTCAGAGCAGGATTTTTTACAAAGAAAATGAAAGAAGATTACGAAAAAGAATTAGCAGAAAGAGGAAGTGAAATGCCATTAGAAAAAATGGTAAAAAAAGATTTAATTAAGATAGCAAAAGAATTAAAGATTGATTTCAATGAAAAGATTATCTCAAAAGGTGATCTAATTCTTGAAATAAAGAGTAAGAGAGAGGAATTAAAAATTAAAAATGATGGCAAGGATGCCGAAAATGTTGAGCAAAAAGTCGAATAGCAAGACAATGCTTAATAACCCAATATCATTCTATCTTTTTTCTCCAAGGTAGAAATGTCAGGAAATGAGAAATCAACTTTTAAAACTTAAAACGTGTAATTCTACGAAAGGAGAGAGGAGGATTGCTGAACTCTTAAAGAAGCATAGGATTAAATTCATCGCCAAAGCCAAAATTAAGGGTTTTGAGGTAGATTTCTTGATAGGTAAGACTATCATCGAAGTCGATGGCAAAGTCCACTTAAAATCAAACGTAGGGCGAGATACAGTGCTTTTTAGAGAGGGATATATCCCACTTCATATCTCAACATATAATCGACACACTTTAACAGTTGAAAAAGATTTGTTAAATATTATAAAAAACAATGGCAGGAGAAATTAAATCAACAATCGGTTGGCTAGAGATGGTCAACTATACAACCAATCCTACTGATGGTGATTCTAACTTGAGGGGTTTAGCCTTCGTTGCAGGATCATTGAAGTATTGGAATGGTACAACTTTTGTTGCTGTCGGAGGTTCTGGTGGTGCATCAACTTGGGATGAGCTTTATGATAATGATAAAACTCTAACAATTGACGACACAACCCTTACTTTCCAAGTAACGAAAGCAGGAATCAATGGATTAACTTTAGCTGGAAATGCAACTGCTTCAGGTGCAATTTTGGCATTTAGTAATTCAGGTAGTGGAAATGATGTAACAGGAACAAGTTCTACTTGGTCAGTTACAAAAGCAGGTGCAGCAACTTTTGCAAGTGTTATTGCAGAAAGTATAACTGCAGCCGCAAATTTAGCTATTGATGCAACTGGAACTGGAACAATTACAATCGGAGGTACCTCAACAGGTGCAGTAACGATTGGTCCAGCTTTAACAGCAACCGCATCAGTAACTATTACTGGTGGAGCAGATTCAAATGTTTTCACTATCACAGCAGGTGATATGTTAATGTCAAATGGTAAAATCGCTGTAACAAACGATGATACAGATGCGATATTAACAGCAACAGCAAATTCAGTAACTACAGGTAATGTTATTTTAGTAACAGCTAATGGAGTTACTTCAGGAACAATCTTGAATTTGGTAACTACTTCAGCAGGATTTTCAGGTGGTAGTTTTATCGCTTGTAACGATGGTGGAGTAAGAATGAGTGT